AGAGACAGTTCGCTCAAGAGTTTGAGTGTGACTTTCTTGGATCAGCAGATACTCTTATTTCTCCAGCAAAACTACAAGCTATACCGTTCACTGAACCCCTTCAAAGCAATGCAGGACTTGATGTTTATGAGAGATCTAAAAAAGGTCACGAATATATTATTACTGTGGATGTTGCCAGAGGAATTGGTGGTGACTACAGTGCTTTCATCGTGTTTGATGTCACCACTCTCCCGTACAAAATTGTTGCCAAATACCGTGATAATGAGATTAAGCCTGTACTGTTTCCATCGGTTATACTTCAAGTAGCAAAGGAATATCATCTACCATATATTTTAGTTGAGGTAAACGACATTGGAGACTCTATCGCTGCTACTCTTAATTATGATCTTGAATATCCTAACGTCCTTATGTGTGCTATGCGTGGACGAGCTGGACAGATCGTTGGACAAGGATTCTCAGGAAACAAAACACAACTAGGTGTAAAGATGAGCATCACTGTTAAGAAGCAGGGGTGTGCAAACCTTAAAGCAATTATAGAAGAAGACAAATTAACATTCCAAGATTTTCACGTCTTACAAGAACTTACTACTTTCATCCAGAAGAAGCAAGCATGGGAAGCAGATGAAGGATATCATGATGATCTTGTAATGTGTATGGTTCTCTTTGCATGGTTAGTCATGCAGGAATACTTTAAGGAAATGACTGATCAAGATGTTCGTCGTAGGATATATGAGGAACAGAAGAATCAGATAGAACAGGATATGGCTCCATTCGGTTTTATAGATGATGGACTTGGAGATGATTCATTTGTAGAGGACGGATCCCTTTGGGAATATGGAGAGACACAAGAAGAAGTCTCCTATATGTGGAACTACTAGTGGATCTTGAGCAGCAATTTGATTTAGAACATCTGCTCTTCAAGCAGAGGAAGTGTAGAACCTGTGGAAGAACTAAAGATTTATTGAATGATTTCTATCTTACTCGTAAGAATAGAAGTAGATTACCATCAGCATATTCTTATGAATGTAAGATATGCACTATAGAAAGAGTTGTAAAAAATAGAAAAGATAATAAGGGTATTCCTGAGTGGTCATACCCTGATTGGTAATGTTCACGTTTTGTTTCCCCACTTGAAAGACGTTAATTTCTAAATAAGTATAGACAATTTATCGATCATTTTATCGGGAGAAACGAAACATGGCAAGTCAAATCTCGCCTGGTGTTGTCATTAAGGAAAGAGATCTTACAACTGGTACAGTTGTTAACTCTGCTGCTACAAACGCAGCAGTTGTTTCAACATTCCAGAAAGGTCCAGTTAATGAAATCACCACGATAGCTTCTCAAAGAGAATTAGTAGACACATTTGGTAGTCCTGGTGACTCGAATGCAGATGACTTTTTTGTAGCATCTGAATTCTTGAACTATGGAGGTCGCCTTGCTGTGGTACGTGCAGAAACTGGTGCGGTCAACGCTGGTGCTGCTGCTATCATCCGTAACAAAGTTGACTATGAATCAAGGATTGAAGCAACTACTCCAGCATGGAAGTGGGCTGCTCAAACACCAGGTATCTGGGGCAACGGTTATGATGTTGTTATCGCAGACCGTGGTGCTGACCAGTATGTAACGTTTGCTTCAGCACCTGCTGGAATGGCTGCTGGTACAGACTTAGCATTCAGTTCAGGTAAAGCAGGAGAAGTTCTTTCTTACGATGCTGCAACCTATACTGCTGCTGTTATCTTAAATGATCCGACAAGTAGAATTACTTCAAGCGATACCCTTGATACTCCCGACGAGGGTCGTGTAACAGGACTTACAGTTAGTGCTGGTGGTGTTAACTACACATCAGGTACTGGACTAGTAACCACAGGTGGTGCTGGTACTGGTGCTAAGGTAGACATCACTGTATCTTCTGGTGCTCCTAACACTCTTACAATTACAGCAGGTGGTTCAACCTATGGTGCTACTGGAACTAACGTAGCAACATCTGGTGGTAATGGATCTAACCTGACTGTAGACTTCACTTCAACTGGTGGTGTTATTGATAGCGTAACTATTAATACTGCTGGTACTGGATACACAGTTGGAGATGTAGTAACAGTTACTGGTGGTGGTAACAACGCACAGTTGACCATCACTGCTGTAACAGGTGCAATCACTGCTGTTGCTGTTGCAACTGATGGTGCTGGTGAAGGATATGCTGTTGGTAACACATTAACAGTTGTTCAAACTGGTGCATCTTCAGGTACAGTTGACGTTGCTACAATTCAAGACTCAACAATCGCTGTTACGGTTGCCGACTGGTGGACTAATACAAACACAGATGGTAGTAAGTCATCTGCTGCTGATGGTAAGATTAAACTATCTGCTATTGGTCCCCGTCCTGGTACTTCTGCCTTCGCTGCTAACCTTGGTCTTTCATATGACGAGGTTCACGTTGGTGTTATTGATAGATCTGAAGGAACTGTTGTTGAAAGGATTCAATACCTTTCTAAGTTCACAGATGGTACTTCGACAGAAGGTGCTACTGCATACTACCCAACTATCGTGAAGGAAGTATCTAATTACGTTTACTTCGGTTCACACGTAACTGCTGCACACAATCCTTCTACTGCTGGTGCTGGTCTTGCTGCTGGAACTGCTGCTTCTGCTGCAAGTTCTGGAGACAAATGCCAACTCTTCGGTACTGTACAAACAGTTCTTGCTGGTGGTACTGATGATTACGCATACACACCAGCTGAGTTCACAACTGGTATGGAACTCTTCAATGATACTGAGACAGTTGATGTTGACTTCATCCTTATGGGTGGTTCAATGTCTACTGAAGCAGACACTAAATTGAAGGCTGCTCAATGTATCACAACTGCTAACCTCAGAAAGGATGCTATCGCATACATTTCTGCTCATAAAGGTAATCAGGTTTCTGGTACAACTGCACTCTCAAGGATAGATCAGAAAGATAATACAATTAACTTCTTCTCTGCCTTGAGTTCTACATCATTTGCTGTATTTGATAGTGGTTATAAGTATTTCTATGATCGCTTTAACGATAAGTACCGCTATGTTCCTTGCAACGGTGACGTTGCTGGTCTATGTGTCGCAACTTCTGCAACACTTGATGACTGGTTCTCACCTGCTGGATTATCACGTGGCGGTGTAAGAAATGCTATTAAACTAGCATACAACCCAACTTCATCCGATAGAGATGAACTTTATCAGAACAGAATCAATCCTATTGTTTCTTTCCCTGGTCAAGGCATCACTCTATTCGGTGATAAGACTGCACTATCTTCTCCATCTGCATTCGATAGAATTAACGTTCGTCGTCTGTTCATTAACATTGAGGAGAGAGCTGAAGCACTTGCTAAGGCAGTCATCTTTGAGCAAAATGATGAGACTACAAGACTTGGATTCACAAATGCACTCGGATCTTACCTCTCTGAGGTACAGGCACGTAGAGGTATTACAGACTTCCAGATTGTATGTGATGATTCAAACAATACCGCTAGTGTAATTGATCGTAACGAATTTGTTGCTGAAGTTTATGTTAAACCAACACGTTCGATTAACTTCATCACCCTTTCGTTCGTCGCTACACGCACTGGAGTTGCTTTCAGTGAAGTCGTAGGTCGTTCTTAATCCATAACCACAAACTCGTAGGAAGGTAAACTAAAATGGCTATTAACTCAAACGTATCTGAGTTTTTGCAAAAGATCAAGCAGGGTGTCAAACCCAATATGTTCTTGGTCGATATCGAGTTCCCTGGATCACTTGCTAAGGGAGCATCTGATAAAGAACTCGTTAATGTACTTTGCAAATCCGCAGCTCTACCAGCATCAAACTTAGGTGTAATTGAAGTTCCATTCAGAGGACGTACAGTAAAAATTGCTGGAGATCGTACCTTTGATACATGGACAACCACATTTGTAAATGACGAAGATATGAGGATTCGATCATTTATGGAACAGTGGTGTGCTGCAATCAATTCACATGAAGGAAATGTATCCCCTCTATTCAAACCAGAAACTGCTGGTGATGGATACATGGCCCATCTAACAGTTAAGCAACTTGAAAAAGATGCAACTGCTACTGGAAACATAATCAGGTCATACAAACTATGGCATGCATTCCCAACTAACGTCTCACAAATTGATCTTGCTTATGATAGCAATGATCAGGTTTCTGAGTTCACAGTTGAATTCCAGTTATCCTATTGGACTGCTGAAACAGGAGCAGCCGCATCAACCAATCCACCTAGCGTTTTGGCTGGCGTATAAATAAAAGGGTAACTGGTGAGAAAACAATAATATGAGTCAGCTTTTCGGCTTCCAGATTAATAAAAAGGCGGAACGGAAGGGTCAGTCCCCCGTTCCTCCTAATGCTGAAGACGGCGTTGCCGTAGCAGCAGGTGGTTATTTTGGCACTTATGTTGAGACTGACGCACAAGCGAGAAATGAATATGATCTCATCAAAAGGTATAGAGACATGTCTCTACACCCAGAATGTGATTCTGCTATTGATGATATTATCAACGAGTTTGTGGTTAATGACTCAAACGATAGTTGCGTAGATATAAATCTCGATAACCTAGAAGTAGGTATGTCGGTAAAGAGAAGAATAAGGGAGGAGTTTGATTATATCAAGCGACTCCTTTCTTTTGATTTAAAGGCACACGAGTTAATCCGTAACTGGTATATTGATGGACGGATTTATTATCATAAGGTAATAGATCTGAATGAACCGAAGAAAGGTATTACTGAACTTCGGTACATCGACCCTCTTAAGATTAGAAGGGTAAGGCAGAAGATCAAAACTGTAGATGATCCAACAGTAGTTAAGGGAACTGCACTCGAACATGAGTGGGGTGACTATGTTGACTATTATATCTTTAACCCTAAAGGTTTTGGAAGACAATCTGCATTAGTTGGACCTGGAGATTTCACAGGCAACCAAGGAATTAAGTTAGCATACGATTCAGTAACCTTTGTCCATTCTGGACTACAGGATATGAATAAGAGAATGCATCTTAGTTTCTTGCATAAAGGAATTAAGTCACTCAATCAACTTAGAATGATTGAGGATGCACTAGTAATCTATCGTTTATCACGTGCTCCCGAACGTAGGATATTCTACATCGATGTAGGTAACCTACCTAAGGTGAAGGCAGAACAATACTTACGTGATGTGATGTCTCGCTATAGGAACAAACTTGTCTACGACGCACAGACAGGTGAGATCCGTGATGATAAAAAGCATATGAGTATGCTAGAAGATTTCTGGTTACCTCGTAGAGAAGGTGGTCGTGGAACTGAAATTACTACCTTACCTGGAGGACAAAACCTTGGTGAACTTAAAGATGTTGAATACTTTAAGAAGAAGCTTTATAACTCGCTTAACCTTCCACCTAGTCGTCTTACAGACGATAACAAAGGTTTCAATCTCGGTAAGACTACGGAAGTACTTAGAGATGAACTCAAATTTAGTAAGTTCATTGGAAGACTACGTAAGAGATTTAGTTTCATCTTCCAAGATGTCCTTAAGACTCAACTTATTCTCAAAGGAGTAATTGCTCCTGAAGATTGGGATGAGATGCAAGAGCATATTCAATATGATTACTTGCATGATAATCATTTCAATGAGCTTAAGGAAATTGAAATGATGACCCAACGGATTGCTCTGGTAACACAGATGGATCCTTATGTTGGTAAATACTATTCAGTCGATTATATACGTCGTGATATTCTTGGTCACACTAACAATGAGATCAGGGAGCAAGACAAGTTGATGCGTAAGGAGATCGATCAAGGTCTTGTTATGAGTCCAGTCGATATGAATACCTTCGATATGATGGATCGTCAAAACGATGCATTTGCTCCAGAAATTGAAGCACAGAATGCAGAAGATGATCATACAAGGGAGTTAGAAGCTGCGAAGCAACAGGCAAAATTAAAGCCAGCTCCTGCTAAAACCACTAGTAGTAATAAATAGATAAGTACATCATGGAACAATCTAATCCAGAAGCAGAAATTGTGGATGTCGTGAACCATATTACAGATGGAAAACGTGCAGCAGCAATAGATGCAATTCAAGACATTCTCTTCTCACGAGCAGCAGATGCAATGTCTACTTACAAACAGGTTGTAGCGAAGTCTTTCTTTGACGAACCAGTAGGAGATACACCCAATGAAACTGATAACGGAACAAATTGAAGATGTAAAGATTGTCACTGAAGGTAAAGGTGATGATAAAAAACTGTACATCGAAGGTGTATTCTTACAAGCCGAACTGAAGAATCGGAATGGAAGGGTTTATCCTTTCAAAGTTCTTGAGGATGAGGTGGAGAGATACAATGAGGAATACGTTAAAGCAAAACGTGCTCTTGGGGAGTTGGGTCATCCTGACGGTCCTACTGTTAATCTTGACCGTGTTTCACACAGAATTACCTCACTTAAAGCTGAGGGTAATAACTTCATCGGAAAGGCACAGATCTTAGACACACCAATGGGTAAGATCGCAAAGTCTCTATTAGGAGAGGGAGTTCAATTAGGAGTTTCATCTCGTGGTATGGGTAGCATCGACAGACAAGAAGATGCTAATTATGTAATGGATGACTTTATGTTAGCAACTGCTGCTGATATCGTAGCAGACCCATCTGCACCTGATGCTTTCGTTAACGGAATCATGGAAGGTAAAGAGTGGGTTTGGAATAATGGTATTCTAAAGGAGACCAAGGTTGCTAAATACCACAGACACATGAGCGAGGCTACTCGCAGAAACCTAGAGGAAAGAACACTTCAAGTGTTTGAAGATTTCCTTTCAGGATTGTAAATTAATAAATAAACTTAGACTAATCATACGAACCATCAGGGGAAACTCAAATGTCAGATATGTTAAATGAAAAGTTTGCGGAGTTCGCTACTGAGCATAAGGAAGTACTTAATGAGTACCAAGATCCTATGCCAACGGTGACCGCAAGTGCTATTCCTGCCAGTCCACCTGCGCCTGGCCAAACAAACAGTGAGCCTAAGCGAGATTCCCATCAGGATCCTCAGCCTAGTGTTGGAACAGATGCTGCTCAGGCAGGTCAATCCATCACTGATAACGGAGGACCAGTTCCTACTGGTAATGATGAAGGAGAAGATAATCCAGGTGCCAAGGCTGCAGCCCCTGTAGCAGCTAAAGGTGCTCAAAGTGACGGAACCGCCCAGACGAATGCAACTAACGATGCAGGAGATCAAGGCGTTCAACCTTCAGTTGGTGCAGATGCTGCATATGCAACATCAACAGGTCCAGATGTTTCGTATCCTATCAAACCTTCCTTTGAGTCCGTTGACGTATCTGACGACGTTAAGGCTCTCCTTGAAGGAACCGAACTCTCTGAAGAGTTTGCCGAGAAAGCAAAGACAATCTTTGAAGCTGCTATCAAGGCAAAACTTACAGAAGAGCATACAAAGCTTGTAGAACACTTTGCTAAAGAACACGAAGAGAAGTTAGTAGCTGCTAAGAAAGAACTCTCTGAGGAAGTTAACGGCACTGTGAACTACGCCATCAGTCAATGGGTGGAAGATAATCAAGTCGCCGTTGACCGTGGAATCAGAAATGAGATTACTGAAGACTTTATTTCAGGTCTTAAGAATCTCTTTGAAGAGCACTACATTTCTATCCCCGACGATAAGGTCGATGCGGTAGAGAGTATGGCTACATCTATTCGTGAAATGGAAGAACGCCTTGACGAACAGGTCAAAGCTAATGTGAAACTACAGAATCGTCTAAATGAGAACACACAAAAAGTAGTTCTGAATCAAATTTCAGAAGGAATGGTGGATACTCAGAAGGACAAACTGGCTGCTCTCGCAGAAGGAATTGAGTTTACTACAGAAGAGGAATACTCTAAGAAACTCAAGACGCTTAAAGAGAGTTACTTCTCTGGAGCTCCTAAAGTAGCGAGCACCGATGACGAGACTGCTGTTCAAGATGAGGAGATGGCTCCAGCAATGGGTGCATATGTCCAAGCTCTTAGCAGATGGTCTGAATCTTCAAAATAACTAAAACTTTCCTAAAAGGGTAAACAAAAATGTTTAATGCAAAAGCCCTAACAGAAAAGTGGGATCCTGTTCTAAGTCATGAAGGCAGTTCTGCCATCAAGGACAATTACAAGAAATCAGTAACCGCAGTTCTGTTAGAGAACCAAGAAAGATTCCTACGTGAAGAGCGTGGAATGATTAATGAGGTAGCGGTTAACGCCCTCGGAGCCAGCACAGTATCACCTGCAAATAGTGCATTGGGTAATGCTAACACAGCTGGACTTGCAGGTTTCGACCCAGTATTGATCAGCTTAATTCGCCGTTCAATGCCTAACCTAGTTGCATATGATATCTGTGGTGTTCAGCCAATGTCTGGACCTACTGGATTGATCTTTGCAATGAGATCTAGATACGAGAACCAAGGTGGAGAGGAAGCACTCTTCAACGAGGCAGACACAGGATTCTCTGCTGGTGGAGACACCAACA